AACATGCTCATCACCCAGTCCAGAAGGCGGTCGCTTCCGGTGCCAAGATCCAAGAACTCAACTTCAACCACCCCATCAAGTACCTCGCGGCGGCGAACGGTTCGGGTGTCACCATGCTCGGTGATACCAACAAGCTCAAGCTCCAGATTAACGGTACCGATGTTTCGGACTTCAAGTTCGCGAACCCCAACTTCACCGCGGTTCCCTTGTATTACCACACCTCCCACGGCAGCTCCGCCCCAGGTGCGAAGTTGTTCACGTACCCCTTCTGTCTCGAAACGGGTAAACTCCAGCCCACTGGTAACCTCAACTTCTCGCGCCTCGACTCGGCTCGTATCGTCAACGATACGCTCAACTCGGCGGATGATATCTATGCCGTGAACTACAACATCCTCCGCATAGAAAACGGTATGGGTGGTCTATTATATTCTAACTAATTAGTAAATGTGGAAACTCATTTTCTTTCTCGCCATCGTTTTTGTATTGACGTACGATCCTACTTCCAGGACACTCGAAAAGTTTGTCGGTCAACCGACCCAAAAATCGTGTGAAAATGCGCATTACGAAGCCGTCCAGTTTGCGCAGTCACCCTACGAATGCCCAACCCCAGGGAAGACTATGTTGGGTGTAATTGCTTAAAAAGAAAACGAGAGACATAAGTATATGATTCCCGTTAACCGCGACACTATTATGATGATTGCCACCGTCGTGTGTGCCCTCGGTATTATCTTCCTCTTCAAGGAACTCAGCAAGACGAAGGAGGAGATGAACAGTTTCAAGACTTTCTCGGCACAGGTCGTCAAGCATCTCAATGCACCAGAGCCTACTCCAGAACCAGAACCAGAACCCAAGAAAGAAGAGAAACCTGTGGCTAAAGTGGAGGAATAAACATATCGTCTTACTATAACTTGCGAATGCGCAATGAAGAAGTACAAAGCGATTGCAGTACCGGTTAGCTTCGTCGATGGGAAACCGAGGTTTCTTACGGTGAGGGACTGGAGATTCAAGGATTGGATTTTTGTGACGGGTGGATGCAGGCGGAGAGAGATTTTTAATCCCATTCGGTGTGCCCTCAGGGAACTCGAGGAGGAAACACGCGGTGTGGTTTCCCTCAAGAATGGTGAATACACCGAGTTTAAGTTTACAGTCAAAGAGAGTCCATCCGTGGATCTCGAGTACAATGTCTTTATATTCTTCGTGAACTACACGAAGAATGACCAACAACAACAGATCAAAAAGTTTTACGAAGAGAAACACAAAACAAATCTTAAAAAGCTCATGAAACAACCATTCAGAAAAACATACGACGAAAACGATTACATGAGTTACGATACCCTCGAGGAATTCAACACACGTAAACGTTGGAAACTGATCATCGATAATGTCATCAACAATCCACAATTTTACGCGTGTATAAGTTCTTTGAATAGAAAAACCTTCTCTATAAAATAATGAAGTCCAAGGCGTACATCATGATGCAGATCGGAGAACTCCTCCGGGAGAACCGAGGACTCTGTGAAGAAGAAATCAAACAATGGATCGAAGAAAATGAAATCAAAACAGTCTACGAACTCTTAACGATAAAGAAGGAACTTTCTCAAGGTAAAGAATTCAGAGATGTATCCTGTATGTCCTGGTTTAGAGAAGAGGTACCTTAATAATCCATGTTTAAGAGTTGGTGTGCCTCCCAACAGTTTACTCACGCAACCAATCTATCACATGTGCTCATGGACGGTGGTGTCCTCTCCGTGCCATTTGATAAATTGAACGACTTTCACGAGCGGTACGTGGAAGCGGTCAAACGCGGAGAGAAACTTTACGTCGTCGAACAGAAGACACCCCTTTACAACTTTTTCGTGGACATCGACTATAAGGACACCGAAGCCCTTGACCTCGATGAAATCAAAGATATCTGTAAAGTCATATGTGATAAGGTGAAGCGCCACGGTGGTAAGGATTGTCTCATATCTATTTCCCCCCCTAAAAAGTGTGGGGAACTCATAAAAACGGGGGTCCATCTCAATTGGCATAATTTCGTCGTGGACCAGGTATCTGCGCTCGCCTTGAGAGACCATATTCTCGTCGCACTCTCTAAGGCTAAAGGGAGGGGTACGGATTGGAACGAAATCATCGATGCCTCTGTCTACGGAAACGCAGCCAGGAAAACAAAAGGGAGTGGGTTTCGTATGCCTTGGTCGTATAAGAAGGCGAAACATGGGTTATGCGATGGCCAAGGGTGTTCTGAATGCGAAAAGGGAAAGATCGATCAATTGGCGTATTTACCCGTTTTCATGTATCACCACGGTCCCTTGAGTGCGATTCTACAGGTTGGTCAAGAACCAACCCTGGAGATACTCACTATGGCGGCCGTGCGTACCGACGCACCCCAAACTATCCACGTGACACCTCCCTCTACGAGTATAAAAGAGGGGACGTTCACGACTGCACAGATGAAAGATGAAGTCTGTGATGACACCCTAAAGGCTAAAATTGAGGACTTCATTCGTGCGAACATGGAGGGGCAATCGGGTGCCTACATTCCTAAATTTTTCAAAAAGAAGGATACGTATCTCGTCTCGACAACCTCTAAATATTGTGAGAACCTCAAAAGAGAACACGGCTCTAATCATGTCTGGTTCATCATCAGTGGTCCGACGATCATTCAGAAATGTTTTTGTCTTTGTCCAACCCTCAGGGGGAGACGTGATGGGTTCTGTAAAGACTTTTGTGGGCGACGGCACCAGCTTCCACAGAGTATCGTCACGAGTTTGTACCCGAAGAAGGAAGATATCAGGAAGTGTCCAGAGATTAGGAAACGAGTAGAGAAACCCCAGGTAAAATGTGGTGACGTGAAAGAACCCCTCGAGGCGTTCATCAAGAAACATATGTACGGACCGGAGGACTTACAGGTGATACACGTGACGAAGGATAAATCAAACTTTGTAGCCCTCACAAACTCTAATTACTGTGAGACGATCAAGGGGATGCACGAAGATGCCGTGATGTCCTACCTGATCAAAGGTAAGGAAATCAAGCAGAATTGTCCTCGTTGTAAGAAGAATACACCCAGAACACATTGTTTGACCCAAGACATTATAAAGATACTTAAACAGTAATGCCTACTACAACTTAAAATGATTACTCGTTCGGGGCGCAAGATAAAGAAACCTGAGCTCTTCAAGCCCACGGAACAAGATCTCGTCGATGACTATTCACCAGAGGACCACGATACTGATTTTGATTCTGAATTAGACACCGGGGATGAGGAGGACTATTCTTCTTCTGATGAAGAGGAGGACGCAGATGAAAATGGTAATCTCAAGGATTTCATCGTGGATGATGAGAGTGAGTCAGAAGATGCTTAAAAAAAACAGATGTATAATTAGAAAATGGAAACTGACATAGGTAATCCCATCGAGTATAACCCCACCATGGATTCTTTAAATGATAAGAACGAAGAGCCTGAACAACCTTATTACATGGACTATCCCATGCAACCTCCCCCACCCCCACCACAAAACGAGAAGTTCGATCTTTTCGATAGGGTTGAAAAATCTACATGGATCATCGCGTTCGCAGTCTTTCTTTTAGGCTTTTTTATGGGGAAAACCATGCAACCAGTGATCCTCCGGTACGCTTGAGTACGCAACGAATGTCCCGATGTCCCCGTATATCGGTTTAATTTTACCCGTAGTATCTTTTTTAATGAGAGGAGATGGATACAACGGAATAATAAACGCATCATCTGTATCTTCGATAAAACCAGCAGTAGTACTGACTTCGGCTCCAGTATCTATTTTGTTTTGTAATTCAAACGACGGATTAAAAAACAAAATAAAGAAAGCACTGACCAAAATTATAGTGACAATAATCTTGATCATTTTGTTTATTGTATATGAATATTATTTACTCGGCGACATCCTCAAGTTTGGCGCTCGCTTCGCGTTGTTTCTGACGCTCTGCGATCTCCGCGGCGACGATCGCATCCGCTTCCTTGACGAGTTCTTCCATGTTCATATCAGGCTTCTCTTTCTTGAGACGCTCGAGAACCTCCGCTGGATGGGAAATGGGTGGTTCATCAGGCTTGGTGTAAAACTTGGAATTTTCATCACCTGGAACATGTTGATTAGACCCGGCTGTCATGGACTGCTTACGTTCTTGGAACATACGAGCCGCCTGCGACTGGTTCTCCTTGTACCCTGTCATGATCTCTTCGAGCTTCTCGTTAGTGTAGTGCACATCCTCAATCTTTGTGGGATCGGGAGGAATCAAGAGCCATTTGTACATATCGACGACATAGATATCGAACGTGGGGTCCTCCTTCTGAAGGCGTTTGGCGTGGTTCGCGGCTTCATCACGAGTCGCGAAAGCCCCGCGGATCTTGATACCCTGTTTATCCGTCTTTTGGGGGGAATCGGGACCTACGATCGAGATGCACGCGAAAACTTGACCGGGGACGGTGGTGTAGTCGGTTTCTAGAGACATTATATCTCTTTTAGCATTCAAAACTTTAAGCTCCTAAGTAAAATACCTTAAAAGAGTAAAACGATATGTACACATGGAAGAGATTCGAAAGAATCATAACGAGGCGAAGAGGGGTCTCATTCAGTCCGTGGCTCGAGAAGGACAACATATCCTCGACGTGGGGTGTGGATTTGGGGGAGATCTTCAGAAGTGGCACTGGTGCGGTGTCAACATAAACATGTGTGACCCAGAGCCGTCTGCCCTCGAAGAGGCTCGTGCCCGTGCGAAAAAGATGCACATGCGAGTAAACTTCTATGAGGGTGACATACACGAGTGTCCACAAAGAAAGTTTGATACGATATGTTTCAACTTTTCACTTCACTACATCTTCGCTTCGAAGGCATACTTCATGAGTTCCATCAAAGAAATAAAAAAGCGTATGAAACCTGGTGGACATCTTATCGGAATCATTCCAGATTCTGAGAAGATCCTATTCAAAACACCTTTAGTAGATGCTATGGGCAATTTCTTCAAAATGAAGGATCACGGAAACGGAGACTTTGGAGAGAAGTTATGGGTCAACTTAGCAGAGACCCCTTATTACGCCGATGGACCAAAGTCTGAACCGGTGGCGTACAAAGACCAACTCGTGACACACTTAGAAGACCTCGGGTTTCGTTTACACACATGGGAGGGACTCAGGGGGAATCCCATATCAGAACTCTATAGTAAATTTATCTTTGTCTATAACAGATGATCGTACTTTTATTACTCCTAAATCTCTTGATATTGTATACCACCCGAGAACCCCAAAGGTTGGTTGACGTCAAAGAGAAATATCGTATCCTCAGGGAACACTTAATCGAAACGAACAATGAAAAGTTTCACATGTTGAAACGGTGTATTCCCATCACAGGTTTCCTTCGCATGAAAGGTGCCGTCGGATACAACACGAACAAAGGGGGGGAGATCGCAGTGTGTCTCGACGGTGAAGTGAATGAGATTTTCCATGTTCTCATTCATGAATTGGCACACTGTACCGTGACTGAATACGAACACTCCGATGAATATTGGAACAATTACATAGAACTTCGGAACATTTGTTTGGGACTCGGTATCTATGACAAAATCCCAGTCAAGACTGAGTTCTGTGGTGAGCATGTCCAGGATAAATAATCTCAACGTAAATCAAATGAAGACACCTCTGAGTGTGCTACTCATTGCCATTGCCTACTGGGTGGTTATCTACGGAATGTCGATCGTTCCAAACATGTCGACCAATTACCTTGTGAACATCACTTGGATGACCATCGTCATGCCCAACGTGCTTCGTCTCATGGTTGGGAGTATTCCCCGTCTCGCGGTGGACCGCGTCTTTTTCCTGGCGTCGACGGTATTCGCGTTCGTACTCACCTATGCGTTAAACCTGATTTTCAGTGATACGAGGGAGGCGATAGAGGATTCAACTGTATCCAATAGCAAGAAACTTAAAATGAGTGCCTTGCTAGTGGGGACGTTCACAGTGGGTGCCCTACTGACCTATTTTTTGGGTATCGATACATCGATCTACAGTAATATGGGCTGGGAAACGCCAGCTCTTTAGGGCTTGATGACATAGTCCTTCGCGATGTAGAATAGAATGGCGGCTACGGCACCAGTCGTCGCGAGACCAACAACACTTCTACCCCCCTGGTCGTTAAGGAACTTGGGGATAGAGGTCGCGAGACGGTCCTGAACGGGCTTGCTCACGGCAGCGGCGGTACAGACAGCGACGAAAAGGGCAGTGAGTTGTTCATCCGTGAGGTTGAGAGGGTTCTTCTTCTCAGGTTGGGGGGGCGCCTGGGATGTAGCGTAGGCACCTTGGGGTTGGGGAGCGGTCATCTGGGACATCATACCCTGCATCCTGGGTTCGTCGGTCATCATGGGAGGGTCCATCATGATATCGTTAATGGGAGTAGAATCCATCGTCTCTTTACTTTGTCTTACATTTTTTTCGGGTGTAAAAGACGTGGAAGGGTTATCACCAAGAGGAACCATCCCTTCGCCATCGTCAGAAAGATTCATGGTATCCATTTAGTATAGTCCTATGTTTTTGAATTCAATACTCAACGCGTCTTGGTGATTTTGAGATTCGTCTTTTTCGTCGCCTTCTTGGCATCATCTTCCTTCTGCTGTAGGTGCTTAGGGTTATACATCTTCTTATGAAGTGTCCACAGGTCTGGACCACCGACCCTGAAGTTCTTTCTCACCGTCGCCTTGTACCAAAACACACAATCTTGGATCTTGTTAGACTTTACCGTATTGTCCAACACGAGACACTCGTAGTTTTCTGTACACGCATCCATCACTTTACAGAACATATCGAAAGAGGGGAAGATACCGAAGAAGGACTTATACAACTTTTCTCGGTTCTGAATGATGTTTTCCCTGAGGATAAACACGTAATCCACGTTGGCTCGAAGCGCTGGTGGGAGGTCCATCACGTACTGCATCGTGAGCATGAAGAAGATCTTCCAGTGCCGACCATTCATGAAACATTGACGGATACACGTATCTTTTAGAAACTTCGAGTCGTACATACAGTCACCAGAAGCATGAACGCCCCACAGTTTGTAGCTCCATTTCCGACCAACTTCCGCTGTCTCGCCATCACCCGCTCTATGGCATCACGATCGTAGTCTCCGTAAATGAACAGATCGGGAATGAACTCGGAATAAAAATGGTTCCCCTCCTCAGTCCCGGAAAGAACGATACCCGCTGGGAGATGTTTCTTGTGGAACATAATATCTTTCACGAGCGTCGATTTACCCGTATTACGCTTACCAATAAATACTATGACCTTATCATCCGCGATGGTTTCGGGTTTGAACTTCCTCAACTGAAGATTCATTCTATTGTAGTGGCTCGTTTTATTTACCAAAATTTTACTCATATAGAGTAGGAATGGCTGGTCGTCTCAGACTCGCCGCCACCGGGGTCCAAGACGAATGGATCACAGGTGAGCCACAATTTTCATACTTCCTGATGAATTTCAAGAAACACACAAAGTTCTCCTTCGACTTTGTGGAAAGTCAATTCGATGGGAACATTGATTTTGGGCAAATAATAGAGTGTAGAATACCTGGTGACAAGGGTGATCTCGTGAGAAACATGACCCTTAAAGTGACTCTGACCGACCCACAACCAGATGATGACGGTCAAAACGACTTAGTTTGGTCCCCGTCTGTGATTACGACGATGATAGAGTACGCTGAACTTCTCATCGGTGGGCAACCGATCGAGAGAATCACAGGTGAATACATTTACATGCACCAACAACTTAACAACACTAATGATGATATAGAACAGACAATCTATTTCCTGAATGGCCATGGGAATTATTTGAGTTATGCTGGTGAATACACGTACTTCTTAGATCTTCCATTCTATTTCTACAGGAATCCGTCTCTCGCTATACCCACGTGTGCCCTCACGAAACAATTGATCGAAGTGAGAATCAAGACGAGACCCCTCAACGAACTTGTCAGGAATATGGGTACAGCCGACATAGAAGGTATCTCTGACGTGACTGCTTCGATCGCGAAATTCTCGTTGGATACTGAGTTTGTCTATGTGACTCCCGAAGAGAGGGGGTATCTCATGTCCAGACCTCTAGACTATGTCATCACCCAAGTCCAAGTGGCAAAATTCATAATGAAACCTGGTGAAAATAGAAAGTCTGTGATGCTCAATTTTCAACATCCAGTGAAAGAGATGTTCTTCGTATCACATTCCAAATTGGCATCTCTCAATAACATACCAAACTATTACAATGAAATCGTGAATGCCGAACTCCGTTTCAATAATGAAGTTGTATTCAGCCGAGACGGTCTCTTTCTCACATACGAACAAGCACTCAAATATCATGTGAATTCCCCATTAGCACTCGATTTTACAACCGAGCAGATTAACGGTTCAACTCGTCGTCTAGGTCCATCGAAGTTCGGTATGTACTCATTCTCCCTAAAACCAGAGATGCCGTATCCAACTGGTCAGGTCAATATGAGTCGCATATCTCATAAACTTTTTACACTCGAGATTACACCGATCGATGCTACGTACGAAAATGACACTAGAATATATGCCGTGAATTACAACGTATTGCGCATCGAGAGTGGTTTAGCTGGATTAAAATTTTAGATAGATATAGTAGTAATGGCTGGACAAGTCCAACTCTCGGCTTCTGGGCCTCAAGAGAGATTTTTTACGATAGATCCAGACTACAGTTATTTTGTGGAAAGTTTCCAGAAACATTCAAACTTTTCCACTGAATTTGTGGATATAGATCCTGAAAATAATGAAGCTGATTTTGGGAAAAAAGTTCGGTTCAAAGTTCCCCAAAATCAAGGTGATCTACTCAAGACACTCAGTGTGAAAATGAAACTTCCAGAGATTATTCAAACTGGTGCCACGATGTACATAGAGTCGGTCGCACACGCACTCATAGAACACGTGGATCTCATCATAGGTGGTAAAGTGATTCAAAGACTCACGAGTGATTACCTTCAGATTTACTCAGAACATAATGTCACCCAAACGAAACAAAAGGCTCTCGAACAACTCGTGGGAAAGTATCCACTCAGAACATCGGATAAACTTGTCGGTGAAGTTATTCAGAGTGGTGGGGGTAATTCCGGTATCGTGATTCATAATACGTTGGGTCTCACCTCGGATGAAAGTTTCTTTGTCGATCTCCCCTTTTATTTTTATAAACATCCAGAATTAGCTGTACCCCTATGTGCCATCAATAAACAAGAAGTGGAAGTTGAATTCAAATTGAGGAATGCACAAGATCTGGTGATCAAAGCCGATGGTTCGTACATCACCTTGGAAGAAACCCTCAAACTAAAAGAATTCAAACTGTGTACCGAAGTGGTTTTCTTGGATTCTACAGAACGTATCAAACTTATGAATACACCCACAGACTATCTGATCACAGAAATTCAAGAAGATATATTCGACGTTGGAGTTGGTGTCAACGAAGGAAATTTCAAATTAGATTTTACAAATCCAGTCAAGGAACTGTACTTTGTCATTCAGAGACATGGGAGTAATGTGAACGCAGTGGATAAAACTCTCCAGGGTAACTTTGTCACTATTTTTGATTATGATAATACCTCCAATGTTCAGGATGGAAAGTTCATTCTTTACGAAAATTTAGAGTACCTCACACTCACATTAGATGGTCAGGATATCATCACACGAGATATCGGTAACGTGATCTTCCTAAAGGCTGTACAAGCGGCGATTCATCACTCGAAGACCCAACTCATCAGGCGATTCTATTCCTATAGTTTTGCTCTTCAGCCCGAAGAGTGGTATCCCACAGGACAAATCAATTTCAGTCTCGTAAAAGATCAAAATCTTAACCTAAGTCTCACGTCGTGTCCCGATTTTAGTAGACAAATTCGTGTATACGCTCTAAGTTACAACATTCTCCGTGTTCGTGAGGGAACTGGTCAAACTCTTTTTAATACCAAACACTAAAGATGAACATGCAAACTGGCTTCGGTGATGAGTGCTCAGGTATGGTGGAGCAGTACATCAAGACTATGACGGATATACTGTTACCTGTCATAGAGAAGAGTACTTTACTCGCAGCCGAATATTGCAAGGCGTGTGGGAGAGATGTTTTACTCCCAGAAGACATGAAATATGCGATCAAGTACTGTGCGATGTACACTGTCGGTCAGGATATTGGAAGTTTATTTCCTGAAATATATGACGATGAAGACGAAGACGAAGAGTCTGACGAAGACGAAGAGGATTACCCACCTTTCGAGAGATACACAGGAGAGGATGAACGGTTCATTCGTGTGAATCAGGCGTACGATCGATGGGACACATGGGTGCCTCAAAACCCGACAGAACACATGTTAAAAAATGCTATTAATAGTAATGAGCACCTCTGAGCCAGAGGGTTGGTCCTTCTCGAATACTAAATTTAAAGTATATGATTCCGGTACCAGCTCTAGCGATGATTCATCGGATGATGAAGATATCTTTTCAAAAACTAAATCTATAAATAAGAAAAAATTCAAAAAAATTGTAGAGAAGGAGGATCTCTTACCAGAATAATTTTCCCAATGTATTATATAAAATGTCCGCCGTTAGCTCTGCCCTCAAGACTGTCGATCTCGTCACCCAGGAACTCCAGACCCAGACCCTCAACTCCATCGTCGGTGGTTTCTCCTTCGCGGCCGCCATGTCGTGGATGGATTTCATCCGTTGGGTCATCACCCAGGTTGTCAAGGTCCCCAAGAACGGTGGTTTCCAGTATGCGCTCACCGCGCTTCTCACATCCCTTCTGTCCGTGATTGTCTTCCTGGTGATCACCCAGATCAACAGTACCATTAAGAAGCCTGCTCAACCAGTGTTTGCGGTGAGCCGATAATTCTTCTGGGTTTCTTATTCATAAACAACAATAAGAATAGTCCAACTATGACGATTAACGCGATGTAGATGTATTCCCTTTTCCATCTATACACATTCTCACGAACCTCTTCGGGAATGTGTACAGGTTCTTCTTCGACTTTTTCGATGGGTACCTTTGGTAAGTTTTCCAATTTATCAGTGGAACACGTAATTTCGAACTTTAGTATATGCTCTTGATTTCTAAAATCATATGGAATCAGACGACCGTGACTCATGTAGAAAAACTCGACGTGGATATTTTGAATAAATTTTTGAGGACCAGAATGGAAATGATGCACGAGATGATCATCCACACCGCTAAAGTTTATAAAGTCTGAACCATTTAGAAGTATATGTCCTGTATAAAAAGGTGTCGATGAATAGATATCTTGATTAAATTCGTCAGAACCTGCAGTGAGTTTGAGTACTATTGAATTTGGACCATTCAAGTTAATCACCCCAGATGTGAGCTGACCGTTCGCATTCGATGTAAAGTCTCGAGAACTAAATCCCAACACTTGGTGAGGTGTCGTCACGAGAGAGCTGGTATCTTGGTATCCATTAGTCCCGGTGTGAAATTCAAACGTAAAAGCATTAGAATTACCTACATTCGAAAAACTGAGAGCATCCGTATCTTCATCGTACACGACCAAACTGACATTAGAGTCTGGGGGTGCGAGAACAAGTTCAAGATCTTCGGCTAAAACGTATCCATTTGCATAGTTCGTTTCACTCAAAGTAAATACATTCCCATCTACACTGAACGTTTTGTTCGTGGAACAGGTTGTCAATTGAGGCGTAGGAATTCTCGCAGAAACCAATGTGATTTTGGATACGTCATAAATTGGATTTTCCAATGTAACGACATAACTATTCGCATATGAATACAAATTTGTTTCACGTTCACTACTATCTATGCTAAGGTTATACACCTTCATTAAAATAGATGTATACTATTTTAATGACTGTTTTTATCTACTGATCTCTCTCTTATTGATACAGCGAGTGAGCCAATGGGTTGTTCTGGAGCTGGCGCTGGGCAATACTGAGATCCCGTGCGTTGGGGTTCTCGTTCCCCTTATAGGCGTTAAACTGGTGGAACGCTTTTTGCTGGTACTGCTGGGTCCAACCACCGTTGGCGGCGTTCATGCGACCATCGACACGAGTCGTATCCGAACGAACTGCTGTCAAGGCACCACCCTGCTTGAGTGCACTCTCCCGAACATTCATACGACCAGCGTTACCCATGCGGTTAGGCTTACCACGACGGTCTTCGGGGCGGAAACCGTACTTCATGAGTTCCTCGTTCGTCTTCGATGTCACCTGAGCGGCAACACTGTTCGTGTACGCACCACGGAAGTTGGTGATACCCGGTTGCGCTTGGTTGTTGTAGTTGTACTGTTCATCGTTGCGATCACTCTTGAATCGCGTGGGATCCTGGGAAACAGTTTGCGCCGAGACGAAACGCTTAGCGCCATTGAACCCGAGGCCATCTTGGCGAAGACCGGTTTCGGACCTATTGGTTGTCCTCTTGGTCTTCTCGTGTTCGTTGCGGGGAACGACACCGGACATACCTTGGGCGCGACCAGCCACGACGGGGCGTCGTGATAGAAGGAACGCGGTCGTATCGGGTTTGTTATGGGTGAGTTCACCGACAACGGCGGAGCGACCACCGGTGACATCCACCGCTGGACCAGCTCGTCCGGGGAGGGTGGTAAGCCTATAGGCACCGACATTGACGGGATTCACCCTAAACATTTGCTGGTACCCACCGACCGCTGGGGTATCGGCACTGACACCGAGACCTGGACCAACCATCTGCTTCTCGACGGGTGATAAGTTGTTCATACGACCCTGATCATACATACGGTTGCGCATGTTCAGGATCTCCTGACCGCCACTTCGTTGTTGCTTAGAAATATCAGCAAAACTATTCATCTCTCTCTTCTGGGGGACAGGCTCAAAATTGCCGTTTTGTATTTCTATAGGAGCTTTGACTACCGGTTTTTCAACCTCCTGTATAGGTGGTGGAACCGACTTAGTACTCAAAGTTCGACCAACATAGACTAGACCGGCCACAGCCATGAGCGAAATGGGATCAGCCATTGTTACTTATTACCGACATTTTTATTAGCGTACCTTTGCTGAAAAAGGCCATTCTGAAGTTCGGCACGGGTACTGACGGGCTCATACCGTAAGGTACGGAGGGGAACTTTACATTCCATGTTGGACAGTGGGAAGAGATTACGTTCATAGGTTTGGACAATCACTTTATTGAAACGGGATGTGGTTTGAGGACGAAGTTGATCACTCGTATCGATATATTGGGCTGGAGAACCTTTACCGGCCATGTAGGGAGAGGTCCCGTACAACATGGTGTTGGGGCGACAGCTACCACAGTTGAGACTACTGGGCTGTGGATACACAAAAATCTCATCAGTCGCTTTTACTGGGGGAATCGCACCCTTGTTTTGAACTCTAGAAAGGCCAGGTTGAAGCTGATACGCCATTTATTATTACATAAGAATTTTAATCTAACTGAAGGTTCCGCCACCACCTCGCACACTTCCACCACCACGGGGACCCCTTATGTCACCATCCCCACCGAGACCCGCGAACGCCTCGAGCTGGACACCCCGAGCATCTGGGTCGCAGAAACGGGTATCACTCTTACACATCGGACCATTCTTGGGACCGTATAACCATTCGGCGAATCCAGTCTGATCCCCTGGGATATTCGATACCGGGGTCGTCACAAATTGCCGATCCACACCGTTCCTCATGTACTTAGGAAGGGGGGAACGAGAACGCCCTCCATCCATAGGAATCTTATCACTCGTGTAACTGTTCACGAAAGGTTTCACGGTGGGGTAATAACACGCCGATAACCGATTGGGTGCGTCCGTGTAATCAGTGATGAGCACATTACCCATAGGATTATCCTCGGTGGGCATCTGACACAATTCACCTTCGATTGTACTTCCAAGTGTTTCAGTCACCATTTTAGACCGATAAAGAACATATATAACAGAGAGAACCGTCACCCCCAAAACGAATATTCTGGGGTCCCGGCGAATAATGTAAATGAGACAGCTCGCATAAATGACAAAACGAGAAGCGGCATTGATACGATCTTCTGGGGTTTGTTCACTCGTGGGCCAGAACTGGGAAACCTTATCAGCCCTGATGAGCTGCTGAGGATCGTCGAACCAGACTTTCATTTAATATAAGATGAGGTTTATTTTTTAGGGAGACCACCAAGCATGCTTCCCATCATCTTCATGAGGGCATCGTGGTTCAGTTCACCATCTCCATCTTGCATCTTATCAGCACATTCCTTCGCGATTTTCTCGATCATCGAGAGTGTCTCATCAGGAATGGATGTGATCGTCGTACCGAGCATGTACAGAGTCTGGAGATATTGCCATGTCGCAGACCTCGTATTGGCGGACATTCGCTTCCAGTAGGACTTAATATTGAGGTCCTTGAGGAAATCGATGTTCTCAATCTCCTTGAGGAGGAAGGATTCATCTTTAGACGAAATCTTATCCGCATATGGACTCACACCCTTCATGTACGCATCCACGACGAGACGTGGATTACCAGACTTCAGTAAATCGAACGACGTCATCATCTTTTTTATGCCTTTTTCCTCTGGAAAAGTCTTGTGCAATTCCACAAGAAATTGACCCATCATATCGTTAAACGCAGTAACGGATGCCATTTTCTTATTCTACTGGTATAATCTTTAAGTTTAGAAAGGGTCTGTAGAAATAGACTCTTTCTGGCCGATGCCACCCGACACGATAAAGAATACCAGAATTGCGTTGAGGACAGCAGGCTTGGTGTATTTATTGAGTTCCAATTTACCTTCATTATTGAGATTAGCCTTCAGGTGAATGTAGGCAGCAGTGATACCCCCCGCGATGAGTGCCGCCTTCATGGGGTCACGGAGATAGTCGGAGAGTTCCATTTAATTATACCTAGGATTTTTTGTACGCTGTTCTGGTGCGTCCCCAAAGAATACATCATCGTCTTGTTGAGGCTGGGCCTGAGGCTGAGGCTGAGGCTGAGGCTCCAACTCGGGCATGGGCACAGGTGCTTGCACACCTGGAACCGTCTTGAATTCATTTTCGAGACCGGTCGGTTCAGGGTCTGGGTCCGCCATCGGCTCGGGTTCGGGTTGGAACTCTGGTTCAGGTTCCATCACAGGCTCTGGCTCTTGCTCATCGTACACTTCGGGGTCAGGACTATCTTGAATTTCACCGTCGAGAGAGATATCCCTAGAATCCTGACTCATGTACGTCTGAAGAATCTGCTGTACGGGAATGAGTTCCTTCACGGTATTCTCGATACCGAGGGTGAAGCGAACCGTCAATTTTTCATCCCTCAGGTATTCACTCTGTTCCTCACTGAAAATGTAAGGGTCCTTGTACAGATCCTTCGCGATGTTGTTGTAACACGTCTGGATGAACACTTCCTCCGTGGGAAGCTTCAAAGAAATCTTCTTATTATCCGCCTTGAGCCGGACCGCGGAGAGAATCTTCGTACACGCGACAAACACAGCGGCGAGAAGGTCACCGAACCACGAGCACCGGTTCGTGATGTTGTCTGAGTGGTTCTTGGACATGGCGTTGGACCAGTTTGGAACCTCCTTAAGAAGCTTCTGGAACATGATGAGGACTTTGCGACCGTTCGACATGTTCACAGCCTCGGTATGCATATCCTGAAACACTTCAATCATGGATGGACACATGATGAGACAAAGTTGGCCGAGGTATTCACGCTTAGCTTCACAGAGTACGTTGAGATTCTCAGACATTTTTATGATTAAAGTGGTTTTTAATTGAGATTTTACTACGCACTTCTCCTGTACTTGTTCGCAATCTTCTTGAGGTTCATGAGATTTGGAAAGTCAGTCTCTTCCTCTTGCTTTTCGACTTTGGGTTTCTTCTTTTTGGGAACGATCCAAGAAACATAAATATCATGGTCAGTCACCAACTGAACCGTGAAACCACCGAGTGTAAATTGTCTCGCGATGTACTTCGCCGCCAGACCTCGGTCGAACACGGGGTACCCGAGGAGAAATCCTGGAACTGTCAAGAAGATCTGTTTGTGGCCGAGTTCCACTGATTGTCTAATTTTGGTAGAAAATTGTTCGTAAATCTTTGTATAAATTTCTTTACGAAGTTGTTTTCTCTTGTCATCAATCTTAGTGACATCATCGATGCTGATCATTACAATTACTGAAACTTATTTTTTACTGAATCCAACTCAGCCTTGGTAGGGGATGACACCTCCTTAACAAGTTTATACTCGAGAAACTCTTTACCAGGGGAACCATCCGAGAAAGCCGATATGTTAGTTGGAACTTGGACACCGAGAGGTTGCGAACGAAGAGATACCAGAGTAACCTTGCCCTTGTCAACTTCAAATGTGGCGACGACGGAAAAGCCGAACGAGAACCCATCCTTCTTAATGGTCATGAACATGCACTCGAAAATGTCCTTGTCGTCACCTCTATAATGTTCGACGGATGTAGTCTCGATGATGTACGTGCAGAGACCAGTGCGCTTAGAAATTTCCCGATTGGCTTGGAGTACGAACTCTTCCATCATATCATTATCGACGCTCGCTTCAATTTTCTTATATTTCGAAAGATCTGGTCTGGGATCATTCAACTTAATTGGGGGTACGGGTGCTGTGTATCCTGAGAGACCAAATGCTTCTGTGAAAGATTCACGGGAAGTTGTGAGATAAACTACCAATACGAGAAGAATGATCACAACAAAGTAGTTCATATTTACTATAATGCGTTAATTTTTTTTTACAAAATACCCTATAGATACTAGATGTCGCTCCTGATCTATAGCCCGAAATGCAAACACTCTATGGATATCATCGAGTATATTAATAAAGTTCCCCAGCTGAAACAACTCGTGCATTATCACAACATCAACACACAGGGCGTCCCACAAAATTACCGGAACAAGATTAACCGGGTCCCCACGATGCTCACGAAGAATGGTAAGATCCTCGTGGGGAATGAGATCAAGAATTGGCTCGACTCACTTCTCCCAAAGAAAGAGGTCGAACACTCTGGAATCGGTGCGTTTGGGGGGTCGATGTCGAGTCTCGATGGTGGTGATAACAACTCGGACATGTTCCGCATCGATGACTACGGACAATCACTTCAACCTGCGATGACCAAGGAACTAGAGGAGAAGATTAACCGCGAAGTATCGAAAGGTGTCGCGTATACAGATTTAAAGATGTAAAACGTAAAAAAAGGAGACATGAAACTTGTGACTATACAAGCTTCAGCTTTTAAGTCAACATTTGAGGTACTCAAAGATATTCTCAATGATGTGAACATCTATTTCAGACCTGATGGAATGTATGTGGTCACACTGGATAGTGCGAGGACATCTCTCATCGACATGTATCTTTCGGCTGATAACTTTGAAGAATACCATTGTGATCAGGAAGAGATCATCGCCGGTATTAACATTTCAAATACATTCAAACTTCTGAAAACGATTACCAATAATGACGTTCTTAAGATGGGTATCACTTCCAAAGAATACATGGATATTGAAATTATCAGCGAGACGAAGAAGACAACTTCAAAGTTCCAGTTGAAACTACTCGATATCAATGAGAGTCGTATAGAAGTTCCAGATGTTGAGATGACAACGATCACTACACTCCCATCCGCCGACTTTCAACGTCTCTGTCGCGACATGTCAAACATTGGGACGGAAATCGAGATCATGCGAGACAAAAAGTGTATCAATTTCAAATGTGAAGGTGACTTTGCGAACCAGGAGACATTAATTGAATGCCTGGAAGAAAGTCCTAAAATTACAGGGTTATATAGTCTTAAATATCTGAATATCTTTACAAAGGCGACGAGTATGTGTGCGTCTGTGCAAATTATACAGGAAACGGGGAATAGATTTCTGATTTTAAAGTATAACGTCGCAAACTTGGGTGAGCTTAAGTTTTACCTCGCGACTAAGGTATCTGAAGATCCGTAGTGAAGTCGTCTAACGTGGAGAGTGTCTTTTTCATACCTAATGTATTTGCTAAAATAATTTTGGGGAACGTATCTTTGAGTACATCCCTCTCATAGTATAAAAAGTGTTCGAGTGGAACCTTTTGTCCATGGAAATCGTTCCTCGGACCACTGTACCGTTTCACCTTTTCAGTAATGTTTCGTATAGGTTTATCATCATGATCACTATC